ATGACCAATGACAAGACGAAAAAAGCTGGCGCGACCGACGGCCCCTACGACGTCATCTATTTCGCCAAGAAGCACCGCATTTCCAACGAGGATGCCAGGGACATCGTCGAAAAATATGGCACCAATCGCAAAGAGGCAGACAAGGCGGGCCGCCGCATCAGCGCCTGAACGGGAAGCGGAAGCGCGTCGCACGAATTCAGTTCGATGCGACGCGCGTCAACCGATGCCCCCTGCTGCTGGCTGCGATGCCACGATGCAACATCGGCGGACGAATTAACCCTACTGGCTTACCTTAATATCAGCATGCCCTTGAATACATCGGGCCCTATGCCATCCTGTCTCCAGGGTAGCATTTCTGGTTCCTGAAGCAGCTCGCCGGAACCCCTGGCCCGCCCTCCAATCGGAGAGGCCGGCTTCCAGGCATCGGGCCCGAGCAAGATCAAATGGAGGGTGTGCGATGAACAACGTGTTGGAATTTCGGGCAAAATGCCCGCATGCCGACAGTCTGTCCGACTGCCGGGAAGCGCTTGAATCGGCCGTCATGAAAATCGTCAGTGACGCGGTCTGCAAGGGATATCAGCCTGCGGAAGCCGCCATGGTGGTTGCCGATATCGCCGACGACTACATTCTCATGCTGTCGCGGCAACGGCATTAGAACTACGGGATCGTGCTATCACTCTTTCATAGAGCAGGATGGTTTTAGGCCGGGCCGGCCTAAAGTCATCCTGTTCTCTTTCCGGCTCGCCCATTGCGTCGAGGCGGCGGCGGGCGCGCAGTCTGGCGCGATCGCATCTGAAATCGCAGATGGCCAGTGGACCGCACAGCAACTGCAGGGGTAGCAGCAATGGCACAGGAGACGAAGCCTGCTGCACGGTCCGTCGGCCACAACGCCGGTCCTTGTCGGAAGTTCCCGCGGGTGCGGGGCTGAAAATGAGCCGGCGTTCGGGCCTCTCTGCCGAAGCAACAAGCAAGAATTGTTCCCGTTATATTCCAATCGTTAGACTGGTATGCCCCCGGCGCCTGAAAAAAGAGAGACCTCCATCATCGTGCCGACAAAACCCCGCCGGAGCGGGGTTTTCTGCTGGTACGAGCGACGTAAGCCGGAGATCGGTCACCTCGGAAGTCCGGCAACAGGATTTCTGTCCCTCACCTTCGCGGGTCTTTGCTCCGTCCACTCAATCTTTAAATCATCGCCGTAACGCGGCGTGAATGACCCCAAGTCAAGCGCCGCCGCCGCTAACGCCAGCGCGGCTGGCGCGGCGGAGCATTGGCCCGGATCTCATGAAGCGGCGCGTGGGACCCGAGAAGTTTCTTCAGCTTCTTCTCCTCCGCCGGACCGATTCCGAACTTGCGGCAATGTTCTGCAACATCATGCTCCCGCGGACCGGGAATGCGAACTTGGCGATCGTTCATGCTCTTCATGACTGTTTCCTCCTGAGAGGAGAACCAGCAGGGCGGGGATTTGTTCGTTAGCAAATGCTAAAATTTAGAAGGTCCGGTTGGGAGCAGGCAGCAAGGGAAATCCCGCGGCGACGAGGCCCCCTGCCTATTGTGAATCTCTGAGTTCACTTGTCATCGACGGCATCCGGGATCGTCAATGCCGGTAAAAGCTCTTCACCGGTGCAGGTACTTCATCACCTGGTCGAACACGCCGGCGAGGCTGACACCGAGGGCCGTGCCGCCGACCCCGACGATCCCGAGAGCACCAAGCCCCATCAGTTTCCATCTGCGCACGTCGTCGGTCACCGGCCGCATTTCCGAGATATCCTCTTGCACGGCCGAGACGGTGCCTTCGACCTTGGCGACCCGGTCGACGAGCAAATCCAGCCGGCCGTGCATCTGCGACCGGCTGTTATCCGATTTTATCTCTGACTGCCGGAAGGCGTCACGGAGATTGCGGACCTCGGCAAGGAGTTCCCCCATTTGCTGATGCAGGCGCGGGTCGAATTCGGATGCGTTCATGCTGATGCCTCTGAATTAGGGATAGAATTTCAGCTTCTCGGCTTGCGACAGGCGGCTGACAAATCGCAGCCACCCTTGCAAGGTCGGATGGACATAAGACGTGCTGTCGAGATTCATGCCATGGGCAAGCAGCGCGGCATTATCCTGGACGTTGGTTGCGAAGATTTCCTGCATTTTGTAGTCGGCGGTCCCGTCGCCGTTGTCGACGCGGCCATAGGTGTTTCTCGACGTCCATAGGCCAGGCTGATATTCGAACATGATACGGGTGCCGTCCGGCACCGAAGCCGGCAGCTTGAACGTGTCCCATGTGGTCACGCCGTCCTGGTTGCCGGGATGGCCAATGACGTTCCCGCGGGGAAACATCTCGGCGGCCGCCGACTTCGTCGGATCGGCGGCCGCCGTAAACGCAAGCAGCTGCTCAATGACCTTGGCGTAACGAGAGCTCGCCTCGATGGTGTTGTTCACCGTCGTCAACGTGGTTGTCCACAAGGCGGGAACGGTATAGCCCGCGACAGTCCGCCGCTGTCCGACGAGCCGGTCATGGTCGGAATGATGGTGGCGCCGACGACATGGATGCTGGCCCCATAGCGCGTCTTGACGCGGTCGACCAGGCCGAGCTTGGCGTTTGACCAGGTGCTTGCCGTGGCGCTGTTGTCGTTGCGGCGGCCGGACTGGCGATGTCGGCGTTCGGCAAGATCGTCTCTTGCGGCGCGAGATTTCCCTCGCTGCAGCCAAAGCCGACGAAGGGAATGAGGAAATCATTGGTCGGATAGTCCGGAGAGCCGAAGAACAGCTTCGAGCACTGGTAGTTGAGGCCGGCCGTGCAGGTCTGCGTGAAGCCGGCCGGCCAGCGGGTGCCGGTGGCGGCCGGCATATAGCGGTTGGCATCCGCCACCCATGGCGGCGGCGCTGGATCAGTTCCGCCGATCGGATTAACAAGGGCAAGCGAGATGGCATTCATTTATCGCCGTGGTCCAAATCTGCTGCTGAGGTCGTCATAAAATTGCGCGCTGCGCCGCTGGCGGGCATTGGCGCGGTCGAGCGCCTGGCGCTCGCGGGCGAGGATGGCGATGACAGGCTCGCCTTCCCTGACGGGCGCATGCGCTTCCTGCCGGCGCAGATCGTCGGGCAAGGGCGGCAGAGCGATGCCGGCCGCCGCCTGCCCCTTCGTCGCCGAGGCCCTGTTCAGCCGCTCAGTGGCGGAGCAGCCACTGACGATCAGCAGCAGTGACAGCGCAAGCGCGGTTCTTTTCCGAAAGCTGACGTTCATAGGATTGGATCTCGATTTCGAGTGTGTCTCTGGCCGCCTGCTCGGCCGCTTCTGCGGCCAGCAGGCGCTTGCGGTGCTCTTCGGTGGCGAGCGACGCCGCGTTGCGCTGGCGTTCCATCTCGGCCGCCTTTGCCTCGGCCGCGGCCTTCTCGGCCAGCAGGACATAGCCGGCCCGCGCCTCCCGGGCCGCCGAGGGATAGCCGATCGAAACGGCATAGAGGTGATAGAGGAGAAGGCCGGCGGCGATGCCGGCGCCCATTTTGAGGGTGTCGAACAGGGAGAACATCAGATGCCCTCCAGGCAGAATTGGCGCTCTTTCTGCCGGCGCCGGGTCAGGCCCGGAAAGACGATGCCGGCGGCGCGGTTCCACTTCAAAAGCGCCTCGCAGCCCTCGGCCGTCCTGCCCTGGTTGATCAGCCTGACCGCGCTCGAGCCGCAGGCCGCCTTGACGCCGACATTGTAGGCGAAGGAGGTCAGCGCCACGAAGCGGGCATCCGGCAGGGCCACGCGCACGCAGCTCTCGACGCCGCTCGCATAGGTCTTGAGCTCCAGCGCCAACAGCGCCTTGCACTCTTCCACCGTCCTGCGGTCGCCGGGTTTGACGCCATTGGTGCTGCCGTAACAGATCGTCCACGGCTGCCCCTTTGTGGCCGGATCGGGATAGGCATTCTGGCGCAGTCCCTCGAACGAGCCGACCAGCGCCACAGCCATCGCCGCGGCGGCACTACCCTTCTGCAGGCGGTTTGCCATTCAGATCTCCTGAAATTGTCTGCTGAACGAAAATGCGGGCGACGATCGCCGCAACGGCCACGAGGCCTGTGATCACCGACATGGCGAGCTGGATGTAAAGATTGTGCGACACCCAGGTCGCGGTGACGAAATTGATGACGGGCTCGAGGACGATGCAGAGCAGCGCCAGCGCCATCAGACGGATGGACCAGGCGTGCTTGATCACCGCCCGCCAGTTATGGACGAGCATGGATAGGATTGTGGATGCAGAAAAACACCCTGCTCGGGGAACAGGGCGACCTCTTTGGGTTATTCAGCAACGCAACAGCGTCAACGGAGCCTATGGAGTAACCGGATAAATCCGATCACGGAGTCTGAATATGGGCTGCTCGATGTATTTGTAGGACAATGCGGCTAACAGCAGCGTTATTAGCGCGAAGACCCAAAACACAGTGAAACCATGCAATTCACGCTTCATGCCAAAATATGGCTCCAGCCAACGCGGTGTCACGATGAAATAGAACGAGTAGTTCACGACTTGGTGATAGACATAGGCACCGTAACTACGCTTGCCTATAAAAACTAGAACAGGATTTTCCATCACCTTCGCTGCGGTTTGCGCCCTGCCAACAGCCCAGAAAAATATCAGCGATGCGGCGATCATATAAACTGGCACGTCGTCAAAACTACTCCGAAATATGAGTGCACCTTCGCTCGTCACTGTCAGTGACAAGAGGCAGAGCGCGGATATGCCAGCCACCATTATAGCAGAGAAACAGCGCGACACTGCGGGCGTAGCCCGGGCTGTTGAGGTGATTATAGCGACCGATGCGCCGGCAGCCAGTGAATCCAGATTTCCGAGTGTGACTAAGACATTCGCCTGTCCAAGATCGGCCCACCAGGCGAAAGCGCGCCATCCGATCGCCAGGGGAAACGCCGCCAGTAGAGAAAGCTTCCACGTATTCGGGCGAAGAAAGATGACTATGGGCGCCCAGAACAAATAAAACTGCTCTTCAACCGCAAGCGACCACCACGGGGCGGCTGGTCCATAAGTTCCGATATCGCTTCTAAGAAATACATTTGAGAGATTCTGCACGAAGAAGACGTGATAGATTACGTCTTCCCGCACAGCGTCATTCAGTCCCAGGCTAATAACAAATACTAGCGCGAGGTAATAGATAGGCTGAATGCGGAAAAATCGGCGGCCATAGAAGCCCTTGAGAAGCTGGAACCCTGCAATCTCACCCCTTTGGCGTGCTAAGTCGACTAGTATTCTCGTTATCAAGAAACCACTGATCACGAAGAATATCAGGAGCCCGCCACGCCCCAAGTTGACGAATTTGTAAAGATGGGGAAGAGGCAACCAATGAGCTATCAGCACCAAAAGTAGCGAGATTGCTCTGAGCCCATCTAAGCCGCGTATGCGGTTGCGCGCCTGTCTTCCGATCTCGCGATGTGTAAGAGCATCCAACGTCCAATCCCTCCGTCTCTCGGCGGAATAGCGCAATCCTGCGTGGATTGAAAGCGCTGGCAAACGTTATCGCGTTGTATTGCGGTGCTTCACGATAGCCAGTTGACATTGCTTGCTGCCTCTTGGCCGTCTTCGTATCGGCTGCAGCTTCGATCGTGAGGCGCTTGGCTTCGATTTGCGAACCATCCAGGCGGCAAGGCTTACCCGATCGCATTGGCGACCTCCGTCGAATCTCGGCTACAAGCAGCGGATAATCCTCGTCGACAGGTGCGACTGCTTCCAGAAACGTGCGGGCCTAAACGGCCTTCTACGCAAAAATCAACGCTTGGCCGGTGCCAAGCGTGATGTATTCCAACCGTTCGCCCGCAGCCGCTGCGTCAATGCAGCCTTAAGTGAGGCCTTGATCATCCCCATCGTCAAACGAAAGGCCTGAGGACACGCCAAATGCATCGCGGACGATAACGCGCGGATGCGTATCGTCGACGATCTTGAACGTAGGGGAAAACATCCGTCATACAGTTGCCATGGTAAGGGCCCGGCGGTGCTCACTTCGTTCGAAACGGTCATAATTGCCTCATCAACAGAAAAAGGCGGCCCCGAAGAACCGCTTTTGTTTTCGTTTTCTAAGTTCGTTACCACCTCTTGAATGAGAGAACGGCTCAAGCAGGTCAGTGCAAAGGTTCATGCCATTGGTGTTGCCACAGCCATGGCCGCGGCGGCACTACCCTCCTGCAGGCGGTTTGCCATTCAGTTCTCCCGAGATTTTCTGCTGAACGAAGATGCGGGCGACGATCGCCGCCGCGGCGAAAAGCCCCGTTGCCGCCGACATGGCGAGCTGAATGTAGAGGTCGCGCGACACCCAAGTTGCGGCGACGAAATTGATGACGGGCTCAAGCACGATGAAGAGCAGCGCCAGCACCATCAGGCGGACAGACCAGGCGTGCCGCAGCACAGCGCGCCAGTTGTGGACGAACATGGGGTGGGCTCCGGAATGTGTGAGGATGTGAAAAAACGCCCGCCTCCTGGGTGGAGACGAGTGCGAATTGAGATGACAACGATGTGGGTTGGTGTCCAGTTCAACGTTAAAGGACACTAGATTAGCTCAGAGAGGCAAGGCCATCGGAGCTGAACTCCTTCTCTGTATCCGCCTCTCCAGTCTCGTTAAAACACCTTATAGTGTCAACGAAACCGGCAGCAGCACGCCATGGCAGGTCACCTTTGGATCGCACACCTAACGCGTGCCAGCAATAATTCCCATGAAGATCAATAGAATAGCAAAAAGCCGCGTCGCTGTTACCGGCTCGCCAAAGAAGACCATGCCTCCAATAGTCACAGAAGCAAACATCACCCCGATGAAGATCGGATAGGCCAATGACAGTTCATAGCGTTCCAGCACGGCGAACCAGGCGATCGACGCGATAAGTGTCATCGCATACGACGAAAGAATAAGTGGATCACTTAGGTAACGAATGACCCTTGTCAGTAGGGTAGCAGAAGCAACCTGGTCGGCCAGCACTCCCACGCGCCATTTGGTTATGAATTGACTGTACAGCGTAAGAACGACGGTCGGCAGGATCGCCAGAAGCAACTTCATGGCGTTGCGCTCGGGCCGCAAATACTATGAGGGACAGGCTGCCACCCGCTCGAGACCTCGGTGATCATGGAATAGCATGCCCGTAGCGATACATGTCCAGCATCTCAGGCGGTATGCCCCAGTCCTTGGCGCCAATCTGATCGTGCAAGCGTTCCACCGCGTCGCGCATGTTTGCCGCGATCTGGTCCGGCATGCGGCTCGTCGCGGGCGAAAATCCGTGCTGGTAGGCGGCGCTCATCTGGTGGCGGACCGCTTTCGCGACAGCTTCATCCCGCGTCATCGTGCGCAGTGGCTTACGACTAGGTGCAAAAAACGCGTAACGCTCGTCTACGGCTTCGCCGTGCAACATCTTCGCCATCACCTCGGAGATCAAAGGAGCGAGATGGAATCCGTCTCGCTTTGTTCCTGTGGCAGCGAAAAGATTGTCGATCGACGTCTTGCCGAGTAACGGGTAGGTGTCCTGGCTGTTCGGTCGCGCGCCGACGTTCACACGGATCAGGTCGGCTCGGTAATAATTACTATTAATTTGCTTTATGGCCCCGTTGAGCAGGCCTTCTATGCTCGTCAGGCGACCATGCACATGGAGTTGCGGCGCAATAAAGTTACTAGCCCCGACGAGCACATGATCGTTCGGCTCGTTTGGCCCTTGGAAATAGGGCGCAGCATACAGGCCACAGGCCAGACCGCGGTTAGGGGTACGGATGACATGGGAGAGTGCGTCATCCGGGCTGCGGATTTCTATCGATGTGCCGATGCCATAGAAGATGCGCTGGATCAGTTCCCGCAACCCGCTGCGATCGAGGACATCCCATGCCGTCGCGCCGGTAGCCAGGACAAACTGGTCGCCCTCAACCTGTTTGCCAGACATCAGAGTGACATAAGTGATCACCCCATCCGCATGGTTGAAACGATCGACACCTTCATCGATGAAGCGCACATTCGGTGCTCGGCGTAGCGCACCCTCCATCTTCTCCAGCATGATGCGCGGATTAAACCAGCCCTCGTTGTGAATGAAGAGGGCGCGGCTCGCGCGGTAACGCTGGTGCGGCTTATAGTGGGGAATGTCTTTCGGCGAAATAACATCGTGCTGCTCGTTGAAATCGATCAGCGCACTGAGAATGGCGTCGAAATTAAGGTCATCAAGATCGTCGGCGGCATTGTTGTTGACGACGTAAGTACCTGACTTAAAGCATCCGCCGCCCGAGCATCCCTGGCAGGCAGAGCAACCAGAGGGAAGTCTGTCCCCCGCTGCGTCGATAAGTGACTGTTCAAAAGCGGGCCAGAGGCGCGTCGCACGATGACTCATCTCAAATCGAAAGAGATCGATATCGGTATCGAGACCGCCATGCTCAATTTCCGCGAAGGAATTGAGCATGGCCGCCGCGGCAAGCGTCGCGGATCCCGGGCGCTGCGGTGGGCCGACCACAACGATCTCATCCGAAGCGTTTACGCGCCGCAGCAAGCCGAAGGCGATCGACAATCCCACAACGCCGTTTCCCAGCACCACCCGTCTCATGTAAACTCCAAGCGATCGTAAATACGAGTTAGATCTTCTTCAGATAACACAGCCCAGGATAGGTAGGGCATCGGTGCAGACTATGGCCGTATCTACCGATGATGTTCTCTGCATAAACGCGTCCTTCAGCCGGAATGACATTTCTGGTCAACTGCCAGAAAGCAGCAATGCCGCCGGGTACCATCCGCTGCCAAACAACCTCGAAGGCTTCGAGCGACGGCTGATAAGAATTCACATCGAAAAAGGCAAGCGCCACAAATTCATGGGGATTGTCAGAAAAATATTGCGGGATAGTCTCGCAGCAGTCTCCCTTAATCACCTTGTGCTTGTCGAAATTGTTTCCCATGGCGTTGGACTGTTCATGCAGCTTCAGCAATTCAGCGAGATAGAAAGCATATTCCTCGCCTCCGACGCCATAGGTGCCGTCGCGATGCAGCTCGGACGGAGCATCCTTGTCGGAGAAGCCGACATAGCCCTCGAACGTGTCGAAACAGGCAATCCGACGATTGAGATGCAGAGGTTCGTAGATGGCCCGGAGGTTCTCGCACAGCACGGCAGTCTGGCCGCGCCATGTGCCAATGTCCAAAATGGAGCCGGGAATATCGACAATCTGTACATAAATATCCCGGATCGCCAGAATGCGCGCCAGCAATGAACCACGCAGGAAAAGACCGGGCGAACGCTCTTTTTCCTCCGGCGTTGCAGGATAGGTCTTCTGCAACTCGAATATCTTGTGCCTGGCATCGATGCTGGTGGAAGGTGAATAGCTGATAGAGGTGGATTCGTGCGACATGGTCTATCTCTGATTTTTGGATAAGCAGCTGATATTTCTAGCTCCAAAATCTGTCCTTGATAATGTAGAGCGGACGATTTTGAACTTCCTTGAATATTTTCCCAACGTAAAAGCCGACAACCCCCAAGCAAATCAGCTGGACACCAAAAGCAAACAGGCCGATCGCAGCAAGTGACGTGAATCCGGGTTCGATGCTGGTCAAAAACAAGCGCATCATCACAAGCAACACGCCCATCATTGCACCAAATGCACTAAGGAGCAGCCCCAGCGACATCATGATGATCAGTGGGCGCTCGGAAAAATACAGCAGCCCATCAAGCCCCAGCCGCAGCCGCGACCAGAAATTATAGGACGACCTGCCCTTCAGTCGCTCCCGGTGGGCGATGCGCGTGTAACGTGGCGAGAAGCCCAGCCACTGGTCAAGACCTTGAGGAAACCGCGTTTTTTCTGTCAGGCAATTGTAAGCATTGACGTATCGGCGGCTCAGCACACGCAGGGGAGACGTGTTCTGCGGCGAATCGAGACCGGTCATGATTCGAAAAAAACTATAATAGAGCCGAGCGGTGATGCGATTGACCAGCGGGCTTTCGCGTTGTTCGTACTGTCCGATCACGATGTCCGCCTTCGTCGCCGCCATATGCTCGAGCAATGTTGGAATTTGGTCCGGATGATCCTGCATGTCGACATTCATTCGAATGATGACATCGCCCACGGCCTCGCGAAATCCGCAAGCGATGGCGATGTGCTGGCCGAAATTCCTGGACAGATCGATGATCTTGACGAAATCGAACTCGGCCTGCAACGGGAGCAGCAGTTCAAGGCTGTTGTCCCGGCTACCGTCATTAACGAAAATCAGCTCCAGTATCGCCCCAAGATCCTCGCGGCCTGTAAATGCACGCATGACCCGCTGAACCTCCACACACAGGTCACCGGCCAAACCGCCATCGCCATAGATGGGCACCACAATGGAGTAATTCACAGCTTGAGCCCGATATGTGCGCAGCCAACCTGCTCAGCTGCAAACCCAGAGGGCCAAGCATCCTCGGTTTCGCAAACGAAAGTCAAACGGCTTACCATCCTGCTGCTCCCTGTTGCGGTCCGGGCGCGGCCACAAATCCTGCCCCGTGCCCATTCAGAATAGGATCGATGATGCTGACTTGCCCGTCAAAAACACCGTGAAGCTGGGTATAGTCCGGATACGGGCCATAACTCATCCATTCCACCGTGACCCCTGCATCCCGAAACATCGTTTCGTCCAAATACACTTTCGCGGACGGACCCGACAAATAATGCGTCGCGCCAGCCGCAAGGCAAGTCGCAAGAACGCGCTCACTTCGCGCCGAGTGCGGCGCGTACATTCTGTCGCGGGTGATCAGAACATCCAGCTTTAACATCGCGACAAAATGCCTGAGAAACAACTCATTGATTTCAGTCAAAAAATTCAATTTTCCGGCTTGACTGTAGAGAGCTTCGAGAACAGGAAGAACGACTTTGGCGGCCAGCGCGGCTTCATAGGCCTGACGGATCTGGGCAAAATGCCGCTCGGCCCAGTCGCCCTTGATTTCAACGTCCTCAATGGGCTGCCCCAACCTGCCGCTGGTCACCACGGGAATGGTGATCCAGCGCGTGCCCGTTGCGGTCTTGATCTTGTTCCGATTGTGCCAGTGGCCCTTGCTGTAGGCGACCTGATCATAAATGATATATTCATCGCAGCGGCTGATCAGGTCGAAGAAGCCACGCCAGGGAACATAAGCTGACTGTATGATCGCCACGCGTTTCATGGCCGCGCACCTGCAGTCTTTCTTGCCACCACGAAACGCGATCCGCCGGCCGGCAAGCGCACCCCGAGGCGGATAAGCTGTCGCTCGCCATCCAGCAACACCTCGAACGACCTGTCCACGAACCACGGCAGTTGCAGCTCCCGCGCCGGATCATGATCCTTGGAGCGGCTGCGCGTGGAGCGCTGAAGGGCGAAAACCGGCAACAGGCTTGTCACAAATGATGTCGAGAAAATCACGTCGAGACCGGCGGCAGCACATTTTTGCTCCAGTTCGCCGCGCCGATAGCGGCGTTTGTGGAACGCCAGATCATCGTTGCGGCTCCAAAGGCCGGGGTGTTGCGGAACCGCCAGCAGCACTCCGCCGCCCGCCCGCAGGGCCTGGGCCATTTGCCGCAAGACCAGTTCGTCCTCTTCGATGTGCTCAAGTACGTCGAACGCACAAAGCAAGTCGAACTCTTCACGGAAAGGGATGTCGCGTGCATCCATCTGGAAGAGTTGCCCCGCCCCATTCAATCGCTCGCTCGCGTAAGGCAAGCCATTCAGATAGATCTCGCTGCCGCACAGCACCGCATGCGGAAGAGCCTCGCGCAAAGCCGTGAGGACGAAGCCCGTGCCGCATCCCACTTCCAGCGCCCGTTGGCTGTTGACAAAATACCGTCGCACCAGATCTGTGATCAGGCGGTTTCTGGCTCGAAACCAGAAGCTGCCATGCTGCAAGGCCTGAAGCTGTTCATGTGAACTGCTCGCAAAACCGTCGTTGTCATGGGCAAGTGCAGGCGCAAAGGACAGAAAACCATCTTCCTGCGGCACGAGCGTGTCACAGTTGGGGCATCGCCAGATGTCCGCCTCATACACGGCATCGCACACCAAACAGCGTTTCATTGCGCAAATTCCAGAACCCGGCGCGCGACACGGGCAATATCTGCCTCGGTCAACCCGCCATGCAAAGGCAGCCGAAGCAGGGTTTCTGCCGTCTCGTTGGTGATTGCCATCGACGACGCCGTTAGTCCATATCGTTCCCCGGCTGGCGAAGAATGCAGAGGAACATAGTGCGTAAGCCCCCTATGCCTTCCGCCACCAATTTGCGGCGCGTCTCTTCGCGACGATCAAGATTGGTGAAGCGCACATGATAGATATGTCCGTTATGTGCAGCGTCGGCCGGGATTTCAGGAAGACGCAACCCGTTATGGCCGGCCGCTTTGAATATTTCATCATAGGCATGCCACAGCGAAAGCCGATGCCGCGTCAGCTCCTCGGCGTACTCAAGCTGAGCTAGAAGCACGGCAGCCACCAAATCGGATGGCAGGAAGGAGGATCCCATATCCTGCCAGTCGTATTTGGCGACTTCGCCGCGAATGAACTGGGAACGATTGGTGCCTTTCTCCCGGATGATTTGCGCTCGCTCGACCAGAGCGGGATCATTGACGATCAAGGCCCCACCTTCACCGGAGACAACATTCTTGGTCTGATGAAAGCTCAAAGTGGCCAACTGGCCGAATGTTCCGAGAGCACGGCCTTTCCAGGAGGCCCGGTAAGCCTGGGCTGCATCTTCCACCACAGCCAGTCCATGGCGCGAGGCGACAGCCAGAATAGGCTCCATCTCGCACCCCACTCCGGCGTAGTGAACGACGAAGATTGCCTTGGTTCTCGGCGTAATGGCAGCCTCAATCAGCGTTTCGTCGATATTGAGCGTATCGCTGCGAATATCGACGAATACCGGCACAGCCCCGCGCAGCACCACCGCATTGGCCGTCGACACGAAGGTGAACGACGGCATGATAACCTCATCCCCCGGTCCAAGGCGGAGAAGCATTGCCGCCATTTCCAAGGCGGCGGTACACGAGTGGCATAGAAGCGTGCTGGCGCCGTACAGCAAATCCAGATGCGCATGACATCGCTTTGTGAAGCTCGCATCGCCGCCCCACTGGCCCGAGAGAAGGCATTCGTTGAGATAGAGCGCCTCCTTCCCGATCAGGTGAGGCAATGCGAAAGAGACACGATTCATTCACGAACATCCGAAGCAGCATAGCGTCAAAGGCTCGACAGCAAAAAAGCCCCCGCCTTGCGCCCCTCCTAAAATTATAATCCACATAAGACAAGCGATATTCCCGCCAGATCGCGGTCATACGCCATAATGCTGGCGGCGATACGTCTTTTACTTAAGGGTACCGTTGGGTTTGCAAATAGTGGCTTAACCAGGACCATTTTATCAACGGCACGTCCGGCAACCGAATCACACTCGTGGCTATTGCATCTGTCCGCCGATCCCGTTCATTGGATCACCGTCGTCTTCGTTGGCTCATCGAGTTTGACGTTGGCAAGAAGCACAAACAATGACAGAGCCCACAACGCTATTTTTAACAAAAATGGATGTCCCGTTTGCCCAAGGAAAGCCATGAGATGCCGGACTTTAAAGGATTTTTCAAAAAAGCTGAATTGCAAATCTTTCTCGTCTACATGGGCGCCCATCTTCCAATATTTCTTTTATCGGATGCACGATATTGGGATGACTGGAGCCTTTCTGGCGCCAGCAAAGAAATGCTTGTGAATGTTTTTACGCAGGCCGGCTTTCCCCTTCTCGGATATTATCATTATGCGGTTCAATTGATCGGCTGGTGGTTTTACGCTTTCTCAACCTTTGCACTTGGCTACCTCGTCATTCATGTATTCTATCTTATCCTGAAGTCTTTCGATTTCTCAAAATCTGACGCAACAGCACTTTCATTTCTCGCGGCAGCTTCACCTGTTTACTTTGCCAGAATTGCGGCCATAAACAATCCAGGACTATTTTTTCTACTGGCATTTGTTTTTGCTTTATATCTTTTTATAATTTCGGCGATGAACAAAAATGTATATACAGAGTATCTTTCCTACTCTGTGTTTATGTTTTCTTTTCAGTTCAACGCCCTTATACCGTCGTTTCTTTTGGTGTTTTTTATTGCTGCCTTCCTGTTTTATAAGAAGGCCGATGCGTCGACAGGCTCAATTCACTATGGAAGCTATTTGAACAAAATCAAATATATCACAAAGAGAACAGCTGCAATTGTGCTTTTGCCCTTCCTTTATGCCATAGTACAACATTTTTTATTCAAAAAAAGCGGTATGTTTTCCGCCAGCTACAACGTCATCGCCATCAATTTCGGCACAATACTATCGGAATTCAAAGTCGTAATTTTATACTTATTCCCATATGATGGAATATTTATTGGAAAGCCAGTCGCCCTGACGATATTTTTGGCTGCCTTGTTCATTGTTTACTTGACAAGATCTAATACCGCAGGGAGCGGCACTGAAGGTGAATGCAGTGGAAAAGGATTGATAGGCATCGGTGTCGTGCTGTTGGGTCTGGGAGCCTCGGCCTATGTATTGGTTGGAAAGGAACCCTCTTATGAGCCTTGGATGGCGACCCGCTTTCAAGTGCTGCTTCCGTTCGGCGCCGCCTTTTCTACCCTGGGTCTTTTAAAGATCATCTGTGCCGTTTTCCCGGCGAAGAATCCCGATATGCGCCATCGGATGAAAGTGGCCTCATTTGCCGGCTTAATGGTGGTGTTCATTGTGAATTGGTGGTCTGTTTATGCCACCTTTTATGTCGACCACCTGCGCCAGGAGGCTTTTGCCGATACCATCAGGAACACCCCCTCTCTGCAAAGCCGCAATTACGTGATCCTTGATAGATCTGGCCTGAACGCATTCGATACGATGCCCGGATTGGGAGAATATGCCGGGTTGCATGAGGTCGCGACAGGGAAACACGATGCATTGATCTTGGATTATGACTCCATGACTTTGTATGGCGGCTGGTCGGGATTTGTTGACAATTTCAAACGGTTCTTGGGACCCTGGTCGAAAGTCGAAGACGCGGCGTTGGACGTTCCAGGATGCCTCTACATCGTTCGTCGCGGACGCGACGTGCAAAGCAAGTGGTCCTATGCGGTGAGTGCTTTTATCGTCAAGATAAGAGATCCTAAACACTATACGGCAAGGCATCTCTTAAGTTTTGATGGCCCCTATTGCCAATCGCCTCGGTGAATGTGACGTGCACGCCGTAAATTAGCTAACTGGCGCTGACTGCGATCTTGAACGAATGGCAAGCGTCATCCATGAGGTCGGGCTCAAGAGCCAAACCTGCAAGCCACGAGGGACGGCGGTATTGATGAAGCCCGGGATGCGATTTAAGTGCGGTATTTGACGACTTTCGCTGGAGAGCCAACGGCGATCGCATATTCCGGAATGTCGCTGAGGACGACTGAATTCGCGCCGATAACGGCGCCTTTCCCAATCTTCACGTTCATCAGGATTTTGGAACCAGCGCCAATCCAGACATCATCGCCGATCTCGACAGAACCTATATCAGCCTTCTGCAGTCGGATAGGCATGTTCTTACGCATGCCGTGGCTATGATCGACGATCTGCACATCGGAGCCGATCAAAACATCATTGCCTATGGAGATACAATTTTTCGCGGTGATGACATTGCGTCGGCCGATCACCGTATTGTTGCCGATGAAGACCTTCGGCTCCGGCATTGTCAGTTGAAAGAACGCTTCGTCCTGGATTGTGACGCCAGACCCGACTTTGAGAACCGCATGCTTCACCATGCGGAACTCTGCGCTGCGCTTTACCACGAGATCGTTACCGGCCGCTGTGAAGTAGCGAAAGCGCTTATAGGCGGTAGTGATCCGCTGGATTAGTCCGCCTCTGTTTCGATATGATGCCTTGTCGATCTTCATGCGGGAGCTCTACTACGAAATCCTCCCGCATGGGAAGTGGAAGCCATCGGTCCATACCCATAGCTGCCTGCAGACCCATCCGACATAGACCTCAGTTAATGCGACCGCGCGTGTCGAAGTATCCCTGCGTCGAAATGGTGTAAGAAGTCAATGAAGTGGAAGAGGCAACATTGTAGATTTGACCGGCAGAATTGGTCCGAATATCCATCTGTCGTGAGAATGCCTGCGACACCGCGGTATTGACGAAGTTCTGGCCAAACCCGGTTGACGCAGACGGTAAGCTCGTTCCCAATGCTGGATCCCAATGGTTGATATTCGCGATCGCTCCGCCAGTGTTGACTATTTGAGCCACGATGCGAGCCATTACCGGAAAGGCTGGGGGCACTTTCAACGTTCTCAAGGCGGCGGCTGTGGCAATCGTGCTTACGTCAGTCGTCGGCACCTTGTATGCGAAGAAATCCCCATCTTGGACGAAACTCACCCATGCCCCAGATACCCTGAGGAGAGCTCCAATACGGCGCTTTCTGTCATAACTTCCAGGCATAGTGGGGGACGTCGCGCTTGCGGAAAGAAGCGAGTCGACAACACCTGTGTCCGACCGAGCGATGATATAAGGGTAGTACCATCCATCCGCGATTGCCCCAGTATCAAGCCAGCCATTGCCGGAGCCCACGGCCCACGCGACGTTTCCGGCCTTGATCAACATACTTGCAAGGCTCATGAGAACTGGGGTTGCACTATCGCTTGCTGCCGCACCGGCTGCGATATCGATCGAGTTGGTTGGATCGCCGGCATTGTTGGAAAGAGTCAGCCCGTAGATATGTCCAGCCGGTGCGGATGCCGCCACCGTCTTGAGCGTTGTCGCTATCCCGTCAGTGAAGAACGCCGTACCACTGCAGATGATGAATGCCGAATAGCCGTTCGGAATGACGAGCGTAGCCGCACCGTCGATCGTCTCTGCCCCGCTGGGGTCAATCGTCACGGCGGCACCGTCGGCGATCACCATATAATGCCAGTTGGCACCGAGTGTTGCGGCTGCTGTCAAGGTGACGGTAGCGACTGCAGTAAAGCGATGTACTGCGGCATCGTCGGATCCTACGGCTGTGTAATCCCCCGACTTCGAGGCGAAGACCATGGCGTGATCGAACGCGACATCAACGCCGTTCTGCGTGAAGCCGAGTAGCCCGCCACCCTTGAGATAAAGGCCGGTCTGAGGAACTGAGGCAAATCCGATACCGGGCGCAGACACGGTCCCGCTTGCGGCCTTCAACGGCGCTACCATCGGCGCCGAGCCATCGCGCGGCAGCGAATTGGTGATTTCGTTGCCGAGGTCGGTGGTCAGCGCGTTCCATGGCGCCGGGTCGATGACCTGGCCGACGGAAGGTGTCGTGCCGGCGGGCTTGGAATACACGCCGGTGGATGGGTTTCTGGGCATTGAGCTTCTCCGAAAAGGAAAAGGCCCCGCGAATTGCGAGGCCTTGGATCGTATATGCCACCCATATCCTTGGTCAGGGCGTCATTCGCGTGATCCTGCCATAGAGGGTTGATTACCAGCCGCCACCACCGCCGTTTCGACCGCGTACTCTAAGAAGCGCGCGTGTAAGAGCAGCCTTCGCGCCGGCTCTACGACCACTTTCCGTAGCGGTTTCGGCCGGCATCATACGGCGCCCCTTTAAAGTATCCATAGCGAGTCCTTTCAAAGCCTCTTCGCTAGCGCCACGGAAGGCCTGCTCGGCTCGGTTGCTGAAACCACCTTCCCCGTTCCCGAAACCTTCAACAGCACCGAGCCCGATGTTGGTCATCCTCCCTGGCGGCAACTTAAAAGCTAGGTCAGAGGCCAAACCTCCGGCGCGCTGCAGCGTTTCGGAGACATAGGGATGCTGTTCGTCGAAGGCTCTGTCCATCCCGCGCTGATTAGCGAGTGCGTTGTCATACCGCTCTCCAAACGTTTCGCCTGGCAGCGGCGGAAACAAAAAATCAGGCAGCAGTGGATCAGCATAGGGCGCCAGCAATGCAGCTGTCCCAGCGTCCATTTCGTCGAGATAAGGGCCGACGACAGTGCCACGGCTGAAGGCGCGTAATGCATTGTTAACCGAGAGGTCGCCGGAGTGCCCCGCATAAGGGTCATTTCTAAGCTCGGCAACTTTTCTCGGTGGTACAACCGGTGTTCTATTAAAGTCTGACATTACGACTCCTGTGGATGGTGGTTGGGATCGACATGGCTTCCGAACAGCAGCTTGGAGATCTGCCTCAGTTTTAGGACGGGTCGGAGCGGACCGCCGGCTTCTTCAGCGCTTGCAGAATTGCGTCGCCATCGCGCGCTGCCGCGGTGGGACATTCGCGTTGGCAATGGCCTTCAGAAGCGGCTAGCCTCGGTCCGCTCATCGGATTTGGGGTTGAAGATGGCTGCTGAACCGCGAGTGGGATGCTGGCGCCCCAAGACGGCAACGAAGGCTCATGAGTTGTCAGGGAACATTGCGCTTGCCGACGAAGATCGACGGCAGGAAGCCGGGAAACTTCGCCGGCGGAGTTGAAGGCGTGCCTATCGGCGCAGCGGGGGCTTCGGCAGTCCCTGCTCTCTGCTCCTGATCCGCCTGCCTAATCTCCAGCCCGCCCATCAGCGCCTGCGCCAGCCGCGCCGCGCCCTGCCATGGCGATTGCACCGGGCTCGCATCCATGCCCTGCTGCAACATCGCGTAGGCCAGCCGCTTGCGCTGGTCGTCGATGTCGCTCTGCGTCTTGCCGGTATCGCCGCCGAAAATATATGCCATCAGCCCACCGCCCTTCCGTAATCGACGCGGTCGAAACCGTCTGCGTGTTCGAACACCGATTCCGGATGAACCTCGCGCACATCATCGGACATCAGGCCGATCTGCACCGGACCGCCCTTCTTGTACCGGAAGGAGTAGACCGGCAGGCCGTTATCCAGCGTGCCGACGCGTTTGATATCTTCCTTCAGCCGACGGTCGGACTTCGCCCAGCCGCCGAGCAATGATCCGCCCAGGCCGAATAGACCGCCCATCGCGGCGTTCGATTGGGCAACCTGGCGGTCATAGAGGCCCATCTTCTGGTTGAAATTTTCGTTGATCAACCCAGCCTGATCGACCGTCGGCAGTTGCGTCGTCGGCGTGTTGACATAGCTCGGCTGATGCACCTGCGAGCCCGACATCAGCGCCGAAATCTCGTTCAGCGGCTGGTTTCGCTCGGTCAGGATCGAGTTCTGGGCATTCGAATACATGTCGCCGAGATACTGGTCGGAGGCGGCCTGCTTGCGTGTCGAAAAATCGCGCATGGCGTTGTCATAGGCGGCCGAGCCCATCGAGATGCCCTTGTCGGCCAGGCTCTGATCGAGGCTCGCCTGGTCGCGGTCCCACTGGTTGTTGAAGCCGGACCGCCAGTGATCATTGACATATTTGTCGACATTGCCGGCGCTGAGATCGACATTGGTGCCGAGCACGCCGGATATTTTGTTGGTCTGGTCGTTGGCGAGCTTGGCAAGGCCGAGCTGCGTCTGCTGCGTCTGGTCGTAGATCGCCTGGTTCTCCGGCGAATAGCTCTGATAGGCCGAATAAACCGGCATCCGATAGGTCTTGCCGTTCTGATCGGTCATCGGCGTATAGCTGCTAATCTTGTATTCCAGCGAACCATCCGGCGTGTACTGGTTGGTGTGGCTGAGGCCGGCATTGGCAATGGCGGTGTCGACGTTGGTCGCCGTCTGCGCCGCTGCGGTCTGTGTCGGATCAGGCGCCTTCGGGGCCTTCGGCGTGGAGACCATAGGGAAAATCCTCCTTCATGATTGCGTAAAGCAGCGCGTCGCAGTCGCCGAAATAGGCTTGTTGGCGGCCTTCCGGACGGGCACCCAACCTTGCGAGCACCGTCTGGGCGGCGATGTTGTCGGCGCGGGTCCTGGCGGTGGCCCGGCGGCAGCCGAGCTGATGCACGACATAACGAAAGACGGATCGCATCAGCGCCAGCGACAGCCGGTCGGCGGCCAGCGAGACCTCGACGTCATGTTCGGTCCAGACGTTGAAGACGAAGCCGGCGATGATCCGGCCGCGGTCGACATGGGCGAGCGTGGTGTAAGGCGGGTGGAAGCTGACGCCGATCCTGGCCCCGACCCAGGCCGCGATCTCCTCGCGCGGTTCGGAGACGATCAAATCGGCGCGCCCTTTTCGTAAAGCACCGAGCCGCCGACGACGGCGGCCTCGGAGACCGAACCTGACGAGCCGGAGATCAGCGCGCGGATCGTCGGCGCCAGCGCCGAACCCGCCCCGCCGGCAGAGGCGAATTTGCGGACGAGCGAAATGCCCGGGAATTTGGACACGCCCCAGATCGCCGTTCCCCATTTCGCCGCCGCATTCTTCTCGACCGAGGACAGAAGGGCGGTTGGAATCTTCGTCTGGTAGTCCACGGAGATGCCGGCATACATCACCGTGGAAACGCCGATCTGCGCCGTCACGCCGATCAGCTTCGAGAGCTTGGTCGAGAGCCCGTCGCCATGCCGGCTCCAGGCGCCGACCATCAGCGCGTCGATCGCCACGCCATTGTCGTTGGCGCCGACCTCGGCCTCGTAGACCGTGCCGTCGGCGCTGCCGAAGAACAGCCGGTCCTGCCATGTCGCCCAGCAGGAGGCCGGCATGCCGACGAAGCGGCACCAGGCCCCGGTTTCGGTGTTCATCACATATTGATAGGGGCCGGAGGAGGACGGCAGGTTGACGATCGCCATCTGCCTGGCCGGGAAGCTCGAAAGCTGCCACGCCTCGGATGTCGTGCCGGTCGCCGCCACCGTCTCGCGCCAGGTCGGGCCGATCTTGGCGGTAATCGCCCCGAGGCTGGTGGCGCCGCGATCGAGCTGCACGGCCTTGGTGATCGGCACGATGCCATCCGTCGTCATGATCGCCAGGTCGGCGCCGACCGACAGCAGGCATCGATCGCTGCCGAGCGGCCGGCCGAGCTTGAAGGTGCCGATCAGGCCCCAATTGGCAGCATTCGAGGGATCCGACCCCTGGAAGACGATCACCTCGCCCTCCGAGGAGATCAGCACCAGGCACTGCTGCAGGCCTGTGGAAACGGGGATGGTCCAGACGTTGATCGCAACCAGCGTGCCGCCATATTTCATGTTGCCGCCGACCGGCAGAACCGTGGCGGCGCCGCTGACGGCATCGGTGGCGAGATACCAGACATTGGTCGAGTTCTTCTCGATGAACCAGAGGCGCGAGCGATAGGCCGTCACCGCGATCAGCAGCGAGGCATCCGGTATGCCGGTGATCATCGTCGAGGTTACGTAAGGTGTCGCGACCGCGCCTCTTTCGAGCTGCGCATTGGTGACCGAGCCCGTCACGGTGACGACAAGCGTGCCGGCCGCCGGCGTGAAGCTGAGCGACACCCGGTTGTTGACGCCGGTGCCGTTCAGCGTGCCGGTGAAGGCGCCGGAAAGGGCGACGGAGCCGGTGCCGAAGAAGCTCAGCGTATAGGCCGTGTTGCGCACGGCGACGTTCTGGGTGGTAAGCGTTGCGGTGCCGGTGAGAAAATTGTTCGTCCAGGCGGTGCCGTTGAAGAGCAGCGGCGTGTCGAGTCCGTTGACGAGACGCAGGAACTCCTGGCCGGCCGGGTTGGTATATTGCTGCACCGACCAATGGGCGCTGGAGAGGCCGGAGACGACGGGCGCACCGACGGCGCCGCCCGCCGTCACGTCGTAGATCTTGTCGCCGGCGGCGGCAAACAGCCTGTTGCCGACGCCGGAATAGGCAATGACCGTCTGCACGTCGGCGCCAAGCCCGGTGGCGAAGCCGAGGAAGCCATAGCGGGCGCGCACCCGGTTGGCCTCGGGAAAGAAATTGTCGAGCTGAAACGCGGCATCGGCGGGCATATCCGCCATCTCGACATCGGTTCGCCAGCCGCCGATCGGCGCGATCCAGTCCTTGCCCGGCGAAACGCGGCGGGTGCGGCCATTGGGGGGAACAGGTCTGCGGGTCATGGATTTGAAACCGTGATCGTGCCGGGCCAATAATTCTCGGGCGTCTGGCCCCTCGCCGGCAGCGAGAGGTCGACGGGCGCTGCGGCGCGATCGGCGCCGATGGCGGCTTCCTTGGACCGCTCGAAACTGGCGATCTCCTCGCCATAGTCGAGGCCCTTGGCCCGCTTCCAGCGCCAGATCAGCGAGAGTTCGAGAAGATCTTCGGGAAAACGAGCGGTATCGGTATCGTTGGCCCAGTTGCCGGCCGTGGTCGCCCCGCCGTTCACCGCCACCCAGAAGCCGGAGATATATTCGTATCTGATCGTCTCGCCCGCGGCGTTGGGGTAGATGTCGAGCCTGCCGCCCGACATCCGCCAGATCTGCGGCACCGGGTTCGAATTCAGGATCGCCTGGCGCTGCCAGGTCTGCGGCTCGACGGGACCGTTCAACTGCCAGAGGCGCGAAGCGTTCCAGATCTTCGCATTGGCGGCGAAGCGGTCCCAGTCGGCCGGCGGCTCGGCAGGCTCGGGGTTGTCGCCCGTCGCGGTGAATTGCCGGTCGACCGTCAGCGCCGACCAATCATGCTCGCGCATCAGGTCGCGGCCGGCGCGGGTGGAAAGGATGCGCAACTGCATGATCTGCGGATCCGCCGAGGACATGACGGCCGTCGGCGGATCGAGGTCGATTTCCGCGCAGACGTTCTGAATGATGGTCAAGAGCGACATGCGGAAGATCTCCGGGTTCAGGTCGGGATGCTTGTCAGGGCGTCTTCAGGCTGCTTGCCGGCTGCGGCTCTTGCTGCCCTCGCCTTCCCTGTCGATCGCCTCGAAGCGCAGGGCCATCTCCTTCATCTGCTCCTGCAGGCGGGTGACCTCGCCCTTCAGCCGTTCGTTTTCGGCGGCAAAGGCGGAAGCGGCGCTGGAGTTCTCGGCGGTGGCAAGATAGCCGCGTGCGGCGGCGACGAGCTCGTTGGCGCCCATGCCGATCTTCTGCTTGGCGGTATCGGAGAGCGCCGCGAGCTGCTCGACGGTATAGATGTTGACCGCCTCCATCTCCTTGATCTGGCTGGGCTTGAGATAGGGCCATTGCGAAAGCGGCGTGCCGGTCAGCTGCTCGCGGGCCTCGGCCCCTTCCTTGAAGCGCTTATAGGCGTCGGCAAAGCGCCGTTTGTCGTTGTCCGTCACCTCGCGGTAGACTTCGGTATGTTTGTCGCCTGATATGAAGATGCGCACGAACTCCTTGTCGGCAAAGATCGGCCGGCCTTCCCTTTCGGTCAGAAAGGTCTGTTCGACCGGCTCCAGGCTGAAGGAGGCATAAATTCCGGTGTTGCTGTCGGGCATGGTGCTTGCTCGCTGTTGATGGCGGGGAAATGAGGGATTGGCGCCGGAGCGCCGGCTGTGATGTCGTGCCGGTGGCCGCCCCTCACTCTGGCCCTCTCCCCGTTCTGACGGGGAGAGGGGACGTGCCCCGCGATAGGTCTGGGGGGAAGGGAGAGGGTGCTGCATATCCCCTTCGCCCCGTTTACGGGGAGAAGGTGCCGGCAGGCGGATGAGGGGCAGGCCGCGCATAAAGAGGTCGGCGAAAACGGGCGCCGAGGCGCCCGTCGATGACTCGAGTTTAGTTCACCTTCGACAGGAACGGCCGCATCAGTGTCGCTTCGAGCACGCCCGTCGCGGTGATGGTGATACCAGTGCCGTTGGCGGTGGCACTGGCCGAGAGCGTGATGCTCTGGATGACGCCGTTCGGGCTGTAGGTGATGCCCGAAATGGTCGCGCCGCCCGGAATGCCGGTGCCGGCAACCGCCGCGCCGATGAACGGGCCGGAACCGGCATTGAGGCCGGAAAGGCTCGTCAGCAGACTGGAGCCGTTGACGGTGGTTGCCGTAAACGTCTGGTTGGCCGCCGCGAAGTTGACGTTGGCGATGGCCTTGGTGGTTGCCGTGGCCGAGGCCGGGGCACTCGCCTGGCCTGCGGTGGCGGTGGTCTCGGCAACGACGAGGGCCGCCGTTGCGGTCGCCACCTGCGACGGCGCCTGGCCGTTGCGCTGCAGCCAGATGTAATAGGTGCCGGCGGCCAGTGTGATGGCACCGACCGGGCCGCCGGTCAGCGTCGGCGGCTGGGCAGCCCCCGAAAAGACGCCGCAGCGCTGGCCGACGACGGCAGCCGCCGTGGTCAGCAGCGAAGCGACATAATCCCGGGTCCACTGGAACCACTGGCCGGGCTGAAGGGTCGTCTGCGAGGCCAGCACGAGCTGGCAATAGACCCATTCGGATTCACGATCGCCGCCGGCGATGGCGCCGAGGGCGAAGTTCGGCCCGGGAATACCGGAGCCGGAAACGATCGGGCCTTCGACGACGAACGGGTTCGCGCCAAGACGATCGGACTGGATTGATGCGATCGACATTTGCTTGTTCCTTTCGTTGACGATCAGGCGAACAACACGCCCTGCAGGAAGGCGTTGTTCATGGTGAGGTTGCCGGCGAAGCCCATGAGCTGCACGAAGGCATCCTGGTTGGTGTTCATGCGCTCGTCGCCGATCGGCGCCATGTCGCGGTCGCGGTGCGGGCGGTAGAACAGGTATTTGGTGTTCAGGAAGAACATCTGGTTGAGCGGTGCGCCGCCGCCGAAACCGCCGTCGAAGATCACGTCGGCGCCCATATATTGCAGCGACTGGAAGCCGGCCATGCCCTTGTCCGCCGAGGTGATGCGCTGGATCGCCTGCAGCGATTCCCAGTAGAGGCGGAAGAAGTTGTTGTCGGCGACGACAAGATCCGGCGCGTCGGAGCCGCGCACGCAGGACATATAGAGCCGGTTCATGTAGCTCTGGATGTTGGCGTTCGAGGCAGCCGCACCGCCATCGGCCGAGGCCGAGAATTTCTGGTTGCGCCAGAAACCCCAGGTGGCGCGCGAAATGCCGCCGACGGTGCCCGAGGTCGGCGAGGTCGAGATCAACAGCTGCAGGCCGCCGATCTGCCGTCCGCCATCGGCGGTGCCGTCGGAATAGCAGTCAAGCGCGATGTTGTTCTTCAGCGTCGTTTCGGCGTTTTCGATGCGCTGCTCGAGCAGATCGAGGATCGCATCCTCGCCGGAGTTTTGCAGCTGTTCGAGGCCCGACATGGAGACGGCGACCGCCGCCTGCTTGAGATCGTATTCGGCAGCGGTGATGACGTCGGAAGGCTGGACGTTCAGGATATCGTAGCCGGAATAGCGCTTGAAGCTGCCATTCTCTTGATATTGCAGTTCCTGGACGATGGTGCGGCCGCCGGAGATGGGCTTCTTGCGGCCGCGGCTGTTGAGACGGGTGAGAAGACCGTTGTTCTTCGTCACGTCGTCGGCCACCGTGCCGCTGCGGTTGCGCAGCGTCGTGGTGACGATTTCAGAAAGGTTGGGCGAGATGGGCATTGATCATTCCTTTGATCAGAATTGGCATTTGATCAGACCTGACCGCGCGAAAAACGCATGGCGTCGCGCAGCGAGTCCCGGATGGAGGTGGGCTGGCCTCTTGCCGCGTCGCGGGTCGGGCCCGGCGCGGAGGAACCAGAGATGGATCGCGAGGCGCGGCGGGCTTGATCTGCCGCTGCGGCCCTCTGGGCTTGCTGTGGATGGACAGGAGCCGGCGCAGTCTGGCTGATCAACTGCCGGCGAATGTCCGGGCGCATCCAGCATGCGGCGTCGTAGGCGTCCTGAAGCGACGTTGCCCGCCCTGCATTGATAAGGGCGACCATGTCGTCAAGCACATCTTCGGCGTGCGCGTTTACCGGGTCGGAAAGGAAGGCATCGACTTGAGTTTCGGTGTCCCTTTTCCGCAGAACATGTTCGACCGTCGCCTCGACATTGATGGATCGCGGCTGCGGCCCTCCTTGCTGTAGTCCGGCCTGCTGCGGATTACGCTGCAGGATCTCCCCCGTCTGGCCATTGACGAGGGCGTGAAGATTGACCCCGGCCATCCTGGCGACGTGAACGACGGTGTTGACGGGATCGTGGATGAGCGCCTTCTCCCAGTCGATCGCCCGGCGCATGACATCGGCATGGGTCATGCCGGCCTGGCGGATGAGCGGCGTGAACTCCTCGAGCCCCTTGTAATCCTGCAGGACGCGGAAGCCGTTATCGACCTCCTGTTCCCGCTTGGTAATCGCCGCCTGCACTTCGCCGGGAAGGCTTGCAAATTGCGCCTTGGCTTCCGCCGACCAGCCGGGCGGAACCCGGCTGCCAATGGATGCGGGCTGGTCGCCGCTCTGCGCTCGGCTTTGTGCTTGCGGCGTCTGCTGCTGGGCGGCCAAAGCGGCGTTGGCTGCCGGCGCCTGCCCTGCCCTCGCCGCTGCGGCTTGCTCCTGCCCCTTGGCCAGGAAGCGGCCATTGTCGCCGTCGCGCGGCTGGCCGGTGAGTTCGCCCGGTCCATTGCCTTCGACGGTGTCGATCGCCGCCTTCAGGCTGTCGCGGATGCTCACCGGCGCCCCGTCGGACGCGCCAAAATCTTCGCTGCCGTTGCCGGCCTCGTTCAGGTCTTCCATATCCATTGGGAAAGTTTCCTATTTCGGGGATTGATGCCCGTTCAGGTTCAGGCGTTGTATTCGGCGTGAACGCGCCGCAATTCGTTGCGGATCGCCTTTCGATCCGTCATCGGTGTCTCGATCGGCTGCGGCTTTTCATTGCCGATCTCGACCACGCCGGCCGCCCGGTAGGCGGAGCGCAGCCTGGCCTTCGAGGTGTAATGCCTGCCGTCATGCATCGACTGGATATCGATGCTGTCGCTGATGAAATGCGGCGACGGCAGATCCGACTGCGCCGGGTTGTGCGCCGGCATACAGTGGTGCGGCCATTGGTCGAGCTGGTGCCAGCCGCCGCAGACGCGGCAATAACGTTCTCTCATGCTATTGCTCCGGCTATTGGTAGAGGGGTTGCGCGCTGCGCATCTGGTCGATCGCCTGCGCCGCCATCTCGCCGCGCGCCTTTTCCACCGTTGCGCGGTGCTCGATCTCGGCCTCTGCGACGCCAAGCTCGGCCTTGCGCTGTTCGGCGCCGGCCTTCACTTGAGCGGTCTTCAGCTTGATCATCTCTCCGGGCGCAGGCTGCGGCTCCGGCTTCGGGGCGCTGGGGGCTTGAGAGAGCTGGGCACCCACCTGCTCCAGCGTGCTTTCCAGCTGGCGGCCGGCCCTGAAGCCGCGGGCGGCAAAGAGCAGCGTCTCGACCATGACAGGCGCCAGCATCGGGTTCTGCTGCGCCATGGCGCCGGCCTGCTGCAGGAAGCCGCCGATCATCTGCACGAATTCCATGCGGCGCTGCTTTTCGGCATCCTCGTCCGGTTCGATGGTCGAATCCGTTTCGATTTCGATCTGGAAGCCGCGAATGCTGTCGTTGCGCAGGAGCTGCACCACCTCGTCGATCGTCGGCGCCTGCATCATCTGTTGCAGCTGCGGCGGCATTTCGGGCGGCGCCATTTCGGGGGGCGACTGGGCCGGCTGGCCCGTCTGCTGCGCCGCCATCTGCATCTGCTGCATCTGCATTTGCACCTGCTGCTTCTCGGCCATTGTCGGCAGTTTGATGCCGCTGACCAGCATCAGCGTTTCCGGCTGAAACTGATCGCAGATGATTTCGCCGGCAAGGCGGATGATATCGCGGGCAAAGCGCGCCAGCTCGGCCTGGCGGTCGCGGATGCGGATCGAGCCCCACTGGCTCTTGATCCGCTGCGCCGTCGCCGTCTCCGAGGCCTGGGTGTCGCCGCGCACGATGTCTGATATGCCGGTGATCTGGTAGACATCCTCGATCAGCTGCTTGCGCGCCGCCATGCAGGCAACGATCACCTTCTGCACCTCGTCGATCGGTAGCGTCACGATCGCCTTCGAGCCGCCCTTGTCGGTGAAGGCAGCCCATTCCGGGATCGGCACCATGACCATGTCGTTTTCAGGCCGCATCGCCTTTTCGATCGCCGGCGAGATCGCGCCGTCGCCGGAGGGATAGAAGATCTTAAGCCGCAGCTGATCGGTCAGCTTGTTAATGCGCTTGGTCAGCAGGTCGATCTCGTCGCATTGCTGCTGATAATAGACATAGTCGGGAACCGGGATCAGCGAGCTCGTCGACATCGTGCCATAGGCCGGGCGCGGGCACGGCCAGAAATGGGTGAGATCGAGCGGCGGCTCCGAGACTTCGAGCGCTACGGGCGCGCCGTCGGCGATCCAGACGGTATAATTCTCGCTTTTGCACCAGATCTCCCAGATATGGGTCTTGCCCTCATTCTCGGCGCGCTCCGCCTGGCTTTCGCCCTTTTTGCCGGAAGCACCTCCTGCCGCCGGCGATGTCATCGCCTCGCGGCCGAAACGTTTCTCCATCTCCTCGTCGGTCATCGGCACGCGCCGCGCCACCCAGGTGACATCCTTCCAGCGCCGCGCCGGCGAATGCAGGAAATCCGACCAGTGGACATAATCGATGCAGACACGCTCGTCGGCGATCACCTCAGGCAGAGCGCCGCCATTCTCACCCATGTCGCCAGGCAAACCGCTCGGCAAGCCGCCGAGGTGACCCTCAGGCAAGCCACCATTCGCCGGCGGGGCGGAAGGCTCGACGCCCATGTCGAGCGGCTCGAAATCGGCCTCGTAGCGCAGCCACACCGTGCCGCGGGCACACAGCAGGAAATCGTCGCGCACCGCCCGCATGATGGAGTCGATATCGGCTTCGTCGCCTGTATAGGCGAGGTTGCGTTCGACGAGCTCGGAGGCGATGCGCGCCACCGGCTGCGCATCCTTGAAGCGGCGCTCGACCACCGGCTGCGGCACGCGGGCATAAACGGCCGGCTGCAGCACCGAAGTATTGGCCCAAAGCATCGGAAACCGGCGCTTGGCCGCGCTCGTCTGGTCCGACTGCTGGTCGAGATAGATCTTCTCGATCTTGACGCAGCGGTCATGCCAGGACTTGAAATAGCGCTGGGCGCGCTCGAGCTCCTGCTGCCAGTGGGCGCCGACCTTTGCTGGATCCCAGCGTTGCCCGCCCTCTGAAGCCGTTATTTCATCTTCCATCAAACACGCTCACTCTGTCTCGGGGTGGAATCGGCAAATTCGTTGAAGGTCATCGTCTGGAAGGTCGGCAGCGCCTTCGGCTCGGGCTTCAAAGGTTCGGGCGCCAGTCCGGTGAAGATGATCGCCAGCCCCCCGAAAGCGTCGGCGCCGTGCGAGGCCCAGTTGTGCAGCGGCTCGTCGCGGAAGACGCTCAGATCCTCGTCCCAGTCCTTGCGGTAGTTCCTCAGACACTTGATGCCGTCGATGCAGCCGGCCTGATCGAATTCGACCTTTGCCAGAATCCGCCGCGTGCCGTTGATGCGGTCGTGGACATAGGCGCGCTCGACCTTGCGGACCGTGCCGAGACCGCGCGCCTTGACCTCTTTCAGCATGATTTCGATGCGGGTCATGCCGCCGCGCGTCCATTCCCTGACCTTGATGTCATGCGGCATGTTGTGGACGCCGTAGACATAGCCATGCTCGGCGCCACGCCGCGCCAGCTCGTCGAGCATGCCGTCCATGCCGGTGCCGGTATGCTCGAAATAGCCGATCATCCTGACCCGGCCGGGCAGCACCTGAAACAGCCAGACGCTGTTGGTATCGTCCATGCCGATGTCGGAGATGGTGTGGACGGGATAACCTTCGACATGCGGGAAAACCCCGATGCGCTCCTCGGCGTCGGCCACCGCCATCTGATCGGCATAATAGGCACCCTCGACGCTCGCCTCGAACGCTTCGGCCGGCGTCGAGGGATATTCGCGCTTCATGTCGCCGAGCTGGGTTTCGGCCTTCTTGACGTACCAGGCCTTCTGCCCGTCGGTGAGCGTGATGCCCTGGTCGGCCAGATTGCGGAAATACTTTGCGAAAGCATCGGTGATGATGACGCCCTGGGGCGCGATCGCATATTGCGGCTCCTTCCACCAGGGGAAGAAATGAAACTTGAAGTCCATTTCGGTCAGCTCCAGCGCCTGGCGCTGCTTGACCTGCGAATCCTCGCAGAGCGAATAAAAATGCCCTTCCTGGCCTTCCGCCGTGCTTTCGACGAAGACCAGCTGGCCGGCCTGCACCGTATTCAAGGCACCGGTGCGGACTTCCCTCGCCTTCTCGGGATATTTGGCGCAAAGCTTCCCGTATTCGGAAATATGCAGATATTGCAGCGTTCCCGAGCGCAGCGAGGTGCCGACACGGATGCTGGAATTATTGGCGAGCAGCAGTTCGGTCTGGTTGGCCCTGACGACAGTCACGGCGTTGCGGATAGCATCCGGCAGATTGTCATAGGGATATTTGATCTTGTCCCGGAAGATCGTCTGCACGTCGCCCAGCGTATGGGCGATGGTGCCGGCCCTGATATCCCGGTTGAAGACGCAGGCATCGAGCATGAAGATCTGGATGAAGGTGGTGAGACCGAGCTGGCGGGCTTTCAGCAGCACATTCAAATAATGCATCTGCTCGAAAAACGTCATCTGCGTCCAGTTCATCTCGAACCTGACGCGTTTGCCCGCCTTGTCGGTGATCCAGTAGAGATTGTTCAGCCGCCAGCGCCAGTCGGAAAACTGGTCAACCGCCGTTTGGAAGTCCGCGCGTCCGACCATTGATATCTTCCAGCAGTTGCGAGACTTCGCCGGTCACGCTCTGTTCGGGCTCGACCTTGGCGCCGTATTTCTTCGGTTTCAGCTTCTCGGCGACCCATTGCCGGGTGGCGATGCGCAGCTGCGACCGCCTTATCGCCTCGCCATTCTCCTGCCAGCCGGTGGTTTCGCCGGCGGCGTTCTTCTTCTCGATCCAGTCATTGCTGCGGTCGTCGGCGATCTCGACCAGCTCGTCGACGAAGCCGTCGGCCAGGATCTCGCGCGCCAGCGCATAGCGCGCCCGAAACGCCGCCTTGCTTTCATCGGCGAGCCAGGAGAGCACCGTCGATTTCGCCGGCATATCCTCATCCCGGCAGATCGACCGCAGGCTTTCCCTGTCGGCGATGCGCTCGCAGATTTTCTCCGCCAGCGCCTGGGTGAACTTGGTCGGCCTGCCCATCGGGTGGAAAGGCTCAGAACAGCGCAATGATGTTGGATGCCGTGGTCCCGGTCAGCGCCACGATCGCCGCATGAACCGGCAGGATCGTCCCGGCCGGCACGTTTCTGAAGACGACCGGATCCATGTCGCGGCGCGGCGCAATGGCCACATCGCCCGTCATGCCGATATGGAGAGCACACGCACCGACAATGGCGCTATCGTTCGGCGTCGCCGCGGCGGCCCGCGAGGCCGGAGCAATCGAAGGGTCCAT